GTGCTTACGATAAATTGCTTGCGCTTCTGCCATGCTGGGCTGTGACAACTTGTTACGAATATGCGCGATGGTCTGGGCCTTGGACTGCGCCGCCTCGAACATGTCCATCCCACAGGCCACCAGTGCATCTTTGGCTTCCTCGTACATCAGGTCAAGCAGCCGTACTACCTGCTGGACGTCGTGATTGTTGCGGCTTTGCTGCACCGCCGCCAGCAGCACCGCCATTTCCTGCTTCCGTTCCACCTGTCAGCCCCTTTTCCAAAATGTTCAGTGTAGCTTGTACCTGTGTCGCCTCGGCACTCGCCGCGTTTTTCTGGCCTTGCGAGATATTCTTGAACGCCTCGGCCAGCGTCTTGCGGACTTCCGCCGCGATCATTTCTTCCTGCTGCTGCGACTGTTTCTGAGCTTCCGCAGCCGCGCTTTCCTTGCGCCGCTCGGCTTCTGCCGGACTGACGAGCATACCACTCAGGTCACGCACAGCAAACCGTTGCTCAACCATCTTACGCTCATCAACGTGCAATTTCTCTTCAGGTGTCATGGTAGCCGCCAACTGGTCGAGCTGCATACCTCGCACTTCCTTGGCAATCAGGCTGGTAGCGCCCCGAGCGATCACGTTGTAATCCCCTTCCGTCTCCGGCGAAGGGTTGAATTTGCGGTTGAACCATACCAGTGACGAAATGTAGGATTGCGTGAACGTATCGAAGTTGCGGATGATGTCCTTGAACGGCAACGCCGCGTCGCTACGGATCATCGAGGCGCCGGCAGCAGTCCGCATCGGCTCGCTCGGTCCCTTCTCCATGTCGCCGCCAGTGGCTGGTCCGACGAAGGTTTCCATGTCCGCAAACTTCATAAACAGGTCGATCGTCTTGAGCAACTCGTCCATGTGGCTGTCGATCTGCACGTTCCGCACCGCAGATTGTTGTGCGTCCATGCCGATACCTTCCCGATACCAGATTTTGTACGCGTGCACACTGGTCAAGTCCTGATCTAACCGTAGCAGCTCGGTATTCAGCTCAAGGTTGGGTCCGCAGACCACACTGGCGTTATCCAGCAGCATTCTCGCCGCTGCCGCCACTGACATCTGACTGTCCCGCATCACGTTGGGCAACCCGTTGCCGATGGGACTGGTGTCGTCCTCGTCAAACAGAAACGTGTGGATGGTCTGCACGTCCGTTCCGAGTTTACGCCATGGGTTGATGTCGGCCTTGATGACATTGTTGTCCACCATCCACACTTCCGCATCGAGGTCGTCCGCCATGCGGTCTTCCGGTACGTCCACGCCGGCCAGCTGCAGGAAATGTCCACTGACGGGACCATTCCACACAATTACCTCGTACTTGGTCGTCTCGGCCTTCTGTTCGTTGACATTGATCTTGACACCCATGGTGCGCAACTCGGCCTCGAACGGCTGAGCTTTGTAATTCCCCTGCTGACCTGTCGTCTTGAGGTACGTCTTGATGATCTCACCGAAAAAGTCCGCCCGGTCAGCCAGTTTGCGCAACTGGTGCCGCGACATGACCAGCCGGATGAAATACCCGTCCATGGTCCGTAACGTCTTGGCACTCATGTCCGGATAAAAGTCCCACACTGGCAAAAACTCGAACGTCGGCTTGTACTGGGTGGACACTTTGGGTGCCGGGATGCCTGTCGTCGTATCGATGCCCCACTTGGTTTTCTGTGTCGACGTCACGAACGGCCCACGCAATACCCCAAGACCGTACATAATCCCACTCTGCACCACTTTGCGATTGAGTGCGATGTGGTCGAGCGACTGGTCACCACCCAGTTCCTGCAGCTGGTCGTCAATCTGAGTCGCGAGTTTCTCGGCCTTGTCCTGCGCCAGCTCCATCACCACCATCTCGACGTCGTCGTCCGTCAGCGGCGCATTGCCACCACTGGCCATGCGCGTATCCGCCAGCTGCTTCATCGCCGCGAGGACAGCCTGCGGCGACAGGTCCGGACTGGGGCTGGCCTGCAGTTCCCAGTTGCGCTCGTTGCCGGGGAACATGAGGTTCATCACACGTGACAACACACTGATGCACTTGACCCGTGTGATGCGAGGGTAGGCCCGCGACCGGTTGACCGACAAGTCACGCTCGATCTCCGGGTCATACTGCCCGAGATACTGTCGCAGGTTGCGCATCCACTTCAGCTCAGCCACCCTGCGGTCACTGACATACTGCGTGAACAGGCCGGACAACTTGTTGCCGAGCGCCCGGAGATCGTCGGCCTTGATGACTGCAACCGGCGCTGTCTCTGGAGCCGGTACGAGCAGGTCTTGCGGGGGTGTCAGTTCAGCTTGCATGGTATTTACCTGAAGTGGTAGCCAGACCCGCTCTGGACGGGTGGTTTGAATCCTACCACACGCCCGCCGTAACGTTCGGCCCGTTCAGCAAGTTTAGCGTAATGTCGTGCCAGATAACCAAGCGCATCACCGGGGTGCGAGTAGTGGTTCTTCTCCGGCTCCGATCCCTTGATGACGTCCCGCTTGGGGTCCAGCACGAACCGCCAGCCCCCCTTGAGCGCCCGCACCAGCACCGGACATTCCCGCCCGTCAATGAGGAGCGCCGGCCCAACATCCGTCAATCTCGCAGTGTAGTGCTCGATAGCGTCCAACCGGGGCGCCAGCCGGTTGTTGGTGTCGTACTTGATGTCGAAGTGTTTGCGCAGCACGTCCACCACGGATTTCTCATCGCTCTGACCCCTGTTGGCCGCTGCCGGGTCAGGCGCAATAATGACTCGTGCGTTGGGGAACCTCCGCCGCAGGTACGGTTTCAACCGCTCGCTGATGAGCCGCTCGGCCCCCATCCCGCTCTGAATCAGCTCACCGTACACCCGCAGCCTGCCGTGCAAATCTTCCTGCCCGAAGATAAACGCACTGCCACCAAGGCCGGGATCGAACCCAATGACGATCGGCTGCATGGGGTCAAACTTCAGGGGTGACGGCGAGACGTGCATGTCGGCGTTGAACGTGGGCACCACTGGTTTGCCCGCGATACTGTAACCCCATTCAGCCTCAATGAACTGTTTGACCCACGCGTTCGACTTGCCCTTGGCTTGGTTGGTATAGTAATCACGACCTCCCGGCAAATTCGCGAGATTCTCAGCATTCTCGCCAAAGCCAGACGGCTGCAGGAAATAGCGGGCATTCTCGGGCAGGTTCTCGTGCAGGTAGTCATACCACGGGTTATCCTCGGTCGAAGGGTTCGACGAGCCCCACATCCCCCAGTTAGTCGCCCCGCCATCCTTCATCGACGGGAAGCGCCCGAGACGTGCCGACAGCGCATCGACAATCTCCATGGGTATCTGCACGAACTCGTCGAGGATGGCGAACGTCACCTCCAGCGACAATACCCGTGCAACGTCGTCCGGCGTATCCAGCGGCCTGAACAGCACCTCGCACTCGACGTCATCGAAGCGCAGCGTGAACTTGCTCTCGGTAGCCCGCCATGCGCCGGCCTGTCCATCCTTGAACCAGTAGTTCCACGACACGATCGTGGTGTCCCTGAGCTGCGGCGCCGTGTTCCGCACCACTACCGCCCGGGTGCGCCTGATACCGTCCGGCCCGGGTTTCTGCTGCTTGGCCATGTACGCCAGCTTGAAGAACAGCCCTGTCGTCTTGCCGGAGCCCACCGGGCCTACGATCCAGTCGTAAAACAGCGCAGCCGGGGTGTGGTCGAGGATGTACTCCTTGATCGTCGGTGGGGGTGTGTAGTCGATACGGTTTGCTGCCATCAGCAGGTTACGTCGTACTTTATGGCTGGTTGCAACCACGGATATGCGGGCGGGTATACAACCGGCACTTGAGGGGGTACCCCGATCGGACCGTACGTCTGTCGCGACGCTTCAATCTGACATACCCTTGCTTCCAACTGCGCAATCCGCGCTTCTAGCGCTATAATCCGCTCACTATCTGTCATGCTTACACACCTTCCCACATCGAAGATTGCGAAATATGGTGCTGCAGAAACGCGGAGATATACACTTCGGTCTGTAAATCAGTGTTTTTACTAAAGTGTACTTTGCCGTCTGAAGTCACCCAGATAACCAGTACCAACGCGCCCTGTGCAATGCGATTCTGAGCATCTCCAAGTACCGCTGCAGCAGACCAGTTAACAGCATCCGAAATCGGTGTTATTTCAGCCGAAGACATGTTGTCAACCCAAGTTGATGTTGATCTGTAAGTTGTTGGCGTTAGCTCCGGCTTTCTCTGCCGGGTCTGCCAAGCCTGCTGCACGCACGGTGAACTTGATGAGGTCGGCTCGCACGCTGGCCGGCACGTCGTCATTATTGCTGTGAATCATCCTCCACGACGTTTTCAGAAGTTCTTCGGACTGCAGCTTGGCCTTGAGCTTGAAGCTCATGCCGTCCTTTTTGACCAGCTCCACTGCAGCGGCAAGGTCTTGAACGAATACCGGGTCGTTTTTCAGCTGCAACCAATCGTCATGCGTGATGCCGTACGCAGCGCAAATATCCTGCAGTGAAGCAGTGCGCAAGGCGATCTCCACCGGCAATGTCGGCGGGTACGTCCCGATCTCGGCAGGATTTAACGGGTTGATACTGGTGGTCAAGGAGGCTCCCATATTGCGAGGTTAGCGCAAAAACCGCAGTTTGTACCGAGACGAACTCAATAACGCCATGATCTCGTCGATGATGTTCTGGAGGTGGCTGGAATCCGGGTCGCAAATAGTATCCCGGTTATCAAGAATCCACTCTTCTAGAACATCGATCTCGGTCAGTACCTCACCCGTCTTGGACGCGATCGCCGGATAGGCTGCAATGATTCTGTCGTCACCCTGAAACGTCTCGGCGAACGAGTCCACTATCGGGATGATGCCTTCATACAGGCTGCTCAACGCCATGTGGGTAGCGTACGACGTCGTTTGCAGGTGGGCGATGTGCGCCATCGTGCGCAGACTGAAGCAGCGCATAATCAACTCGCCGGCCAGTTTTGAATCCATGCTCAGCTCCTGTGGTAGTTCCAGTGGTTGTATCCGGCTTTCCAGTGGTTGTCAAGCGGTTACTGTGCGAACACCTATCAACATGTTGCGGATTTAAATTTTGAGATTTTTTAGAAAAGTATATGTGGGACCATGAAAGCATACCCCCCGCCCACGCACATGAAACCCCCCCCTGCCCCCTTCAACCTAGAAAAAGAATGCTTAGGGGTTGGCATAGCGACAAGTTGTCGCTAAATAGGCTGGCAATCATACTCTAATGATGTATACTGTAATCACTGGCCGCAATCATGCGCCAGTTAACCTACCTAACTGAAAAGGGCATACACCATGAAAATCACCAAACAAGTGAACGGCATCACATTCACGTATTATAGTGAAACTCTTGACGCCATGCGCAATCTTGCACAATCGGTCGTTGCGGCATTAACGTGCATCCACAAAACGAAAGAATCCGTCAAAGAAGTGCGTGTTGCATGGTTCATCGCAACGGCAGGCATTATGCGTAACCCGCTGTCCGAGGATGACACGCTGATCATGCTCGCCACGAAGCAAAAAGACCGTACTAAAGCGCAAACAACGGCCTATAAAGCATTATCGAAAGCATGGGACAGGTTCCGTGACCAGCACGGGCTTGAGAAAGCAAAACCACGCGGCGCCGTCAAGAAAGCCGACAGCAAGGCCGACAGCAAGGCCGACAGCAAGGCCGACAGCAAGGCCGACAGCACGCCAGCGGCGGCGACGGAGAAAAACGCAACAGCATATATCAGGATGCAAGCCGCTATCCTGAAAGCCTACGCAGAAAAGAATAAGCCTCTGTTACCAATCGCATTCTTGCACGCCATAGGTGAATTCTCGGAAGCGATCGAACATGTGCCCGCTGGTGAGTAACTGAACCCGCACCAACCTAGCCGCCTTCGGGCGGCTTTTTTTCGTCCGTTGGAAGCGCGAGACGGTACCGCCATTCAACGATCGACGCCCGGTTGACCCTACCCTACCTCGACCCGGATTTAGCGACAAGTTGTCGCTAACCGTTAACGGCTTTGTAGTTTAGTGGTCAAGGAGGTTAAGCTGCTAACATCTTTGCAGGATGATAAGCTGGCGATATGTTACACGGTGTAAGCTGTAACACATCAAACAGATGGTGTGTTAACAGATAACACTTTTAGCTCGTAGTCGGTTGACACCATTGATTCTAAAGGCTTTTTCGGTTTTGACTACGAGCGCGTCTGTGGGTCGCTGGAAAATTCCCCAATGTTTTCAACGAAGTCCAACCGAAGGTATCCTATATATACTATCTATCTATTAAAATATATATATACCTCGTGAAAAACTCTGCTTTGGGTCGGTGGAGTGCACGCACGCAATTCCAAAAAGCCATATATACTTCAAAAACACTGGATATTTAGCTACTTACTTTGGAATCAACAACTTACATGCGCTAGTAGCTGGCTTTTTAGCCCCGAAAATTGGATACATGCAGAAAATCTTATATACTTTGGCGTGTAAAACTGATGCACATCTGTGTGTAGAGTGTGCACAGTCTGTGTAAGGTGTGGTGCGTACAACTGTGGTGCATTATGTGTCGGTTCTGTGCATATATGGTGCCTATCTGACTGAGGGCTGAAAAATGTTGCTTGTGTAGAAGGTGTGTGCTAGTGTGCATGTATGCCGCACTTTTCGCGGTTCCCGCTTCGCTGGGGTCTCAGCGGTTGGAGAAACAACGTGGAAAAAACCAAGCGTATCACGCTGATGTTGTCTGACGAGCACGAGAATTATTTGCGCCGGCTTGGGTCAGGCAGCGTTACTGAAGGTGTCCGGGTGATGATTATGTTGGCGCAAGAGGGTATGCTCCCGCCGAAGCCTCGTTTGCAAAACGCCTTTGTAGTTCAGGCACCCAGCCAGCTGGTAGCGAAACCTCGTGGTTCTGTAACGCGCACTGAGTTAGTGCGTGATGTAAATCAACGTGTAATGTCGCAGCAGATTGAGCGCCTTCAAGCGGCGCACTCGCCTATCGGCTCAGTGGCTGATGTAGACCCCGATGAGCTGGCGCGGGTGTTTGCTATTGGCGATCCGCCGC